GAGATGTACGGCGATAGAATGATAAAATATTTAAACTATAATAACTCTACTTATCCTACTTATAACACAAATACAGGAGCGGATATATTCCCTGAGCGTAATGCTTATGATGTTGATATTTATTTAGGCACAAGAATTTTAGGTAAAAAAGATTATAGTAATATACAAGATAATAGAGATAATCCGGTATGGCAATAAGAAAAAAAACAAAGATTGAAATTAAAAAGTACATTAAAAAAAATAAGAAAAAAATAGATGCTTACATTAAACAAATTGGTAATTGCGATAGAAAGTTATGCCACTGCTCACAAGCAGATTAATAGCTGGTATTTTGGTGACCCTTGGGATCAATTAAATGGCGGGCAATCTATTCATTATCCTATGTTATTCGGTACTTTGCAACCTAATAGAATTAGTGGCACTAGTGATGTAACTGTAATTAGATTTTATATTTGTGATAAAAGCAAGAAGGGATTAAGAAATCAATTAGAGGTCTTATCAGACTGCAAACAAATTTGTTTAGATACTTTAATTTATTTTATGCAATATGATTTTAGCGAACTAATAAAAATAAATAGTGAGGTAACTTTAACTGATTTTGTAGATGCTTTTAATGATGAGGTTGCGGGGTGGTATTTTGATGTGGAATTTAGTGCAATATTTGAGTGGGATGCATGTAGTATTCCGATAACAAATCCAACAGTTTAATAATTAATAATTTAAAAATATAAATAAAATGGTAAGTAAAAGAACAATAACAAGACCCGCTAACACTACAGCTTATTCAATAGGCGATGTATTGTCAGGCGATGGAATAGTAATTCCGATAACAATAGATGCTGACTTGGGTAATTCAGTAATTTTAAACAGTTCAATAATAAGCTCTAATCCAGCTTCAACACCTTCATTGACTTTGAATTTTTATTCAAGTACATTTACAGTTGCTGCTGATAATGATGCTTTCGTTCCTACTTTTGCTAATCAACAAAACTTTTTAGGTAAAATAAAGCATACTAATTGGGCGGCAACAACTAACGAAAAAACATCGACTAATGATATTAGCAAGCCGATTTGTGTGGTACCTACTTTAAGTGCTGCTCATATTTTTTGTGTAGTAACTTTAGAAAGTACATATACACCAACAAGTGCGGAGCAAATTACAATCGTTTTAAACATAGTTCAATAATGGATATCAGTAAGTATAATAGTTTTTATTACCAAGGTTCGGCAGCAGTTTTTACTGTTGCTACAGGTGGAACTATAACTACCGATGGGGATTATAAAATACATACTTTTTTATCAAGTGATAATTTTGTAGTTACCACTTTGGGAACTGCTCCTAATAATGTAGTTGAATATTTAGTTGTTGCTGGTGGTGGTGGAGGTGGTGGTAATGATACGGGTTATGGATCGGGATGCGGTGGTGGAGGAGCTGGTGGTTTATTAACAAATACAGGTTTAACTATTTCTGTTCAAAGTTATGCGGTTGTTGTTGGTAGTGGTGGAACTGGTCTTTCAAATGGAAATAACACTTCATTTAATTCAATAATATCTACTGGTGGAGGTGCAGGTAAACTTCCTGGAAACTTAGCAAGTAGTGGAGGTTCAGGTGCTGGAGGTAGTTATATAATAGGATATATGACTGGTGGTCTTGGTGTTGTAGGACAAGGTAATAACGGTGGTCTTGGTGGAGTTAATGCTAATTATGGAACAGGTGGAGGTGGAGGAGCTGGTGCAGTTGGTGGAGACGCAACAGGAACTGGCACAGCAGGAGTAGCAGGTAATGGCGGTATTGGTTTGAGTAATTCAATAAGTGGAACGCCTACTTTTTATGCTGGTGGTGGTGGTGGTAGTTCTTATTATGGTTCTACTCCTGCAACAGGCGCTTCTGGTGGCGGTAATGGAGGACTTGGTAGTGCTGTTATTTTAGGAACTAATGGAACTGCAAATACAGGTGGTGGTAGTGGTGGAAATAAATATTTACAATCAGGATTAAGTGGTGGTTCGGGAATAGTAATAATAAAATATAAATACAAATAATGGCAAACTTTGCATTAATAAAAGATAGTATTGTAATAGCTGTAATAGTTATTGATAATAAAGTTATTACTAACAATGGAATTGAGGTTGAACAATTAGGAATTGATTTTATAGATTCTTTAAATATTAAAAGTATTTATGATTACGATTCGATAAAACAAACTTCTTATAATTCTAAGTTTAGAAATATTTATGCTGGAATAGGATTTACTTACGATAGTGTTAATGATGTTTTTATTTCGCCTAAGCCATACGAAGATTGGATTTTAGTAAACTATAAATGGGAAGCACCAATACCTTATCCTAGTGATAACAAAATGTATTCGTGGAATAATAATAAATGGAACTTAATTAATATATGACACAATTTGACATTCTTTTATGGCTTGTATCGGGGTTGATAGCCATCTTATCTTTCATCGGAGCATTAGGGGTTAATGCTTTGATGAAGATGAGCAAAGACCTAAACGACATTAAAACTATGGTAATGGTACAAGATGTTAAGCATGATAGTTTAGAACGCAGAGTTGAACAATTAGAACATAAGAAATGAAAAAATATACTATCGAAGAAATAAAAGCACAATATTTATTAAACAATTACAAATGGTTTAGTGATATTAATTTTGTTGGAATACGTTCAAATGCTGATTTGCCTAATGTATTCGATGACTTATTCGGAGTAATTAATAATAATAAAATAGAATGGTTTACTTGTACAACTAATCCTGGTGTTCATTGGTTAAAAAATTTATTAAATCCAAAAGGTTCTGCATTATTAAAACCTAGTCAATACGTTGATACGTGGAGAATAGGAATGCATCAAGGCAAGTATGAAGCGTTTTGTCAAGTTAAGCCAGTAACTGTTTATCGTGATAAAAACTTAAATGATAAAGCAGAAGAAAATCAAACTTTAGACACGGGATTATTTGGTATCAATATACACAGGGCGAACGAAAAATCAATATCTACTATAATAGATAAATGGAGTGCTGGATGTCAAGTGCTGAATAATCCCGCAGACTTTAAAAAGATTTTAACTTTGGCTAAGGAATCAAAGAAATTAAACTTTACTTATACTTTATTAAAAGAATTTTAAAATGGACCAGGTTTCTATTATTGGCATAGTAGTCGCCTTAATAGGCGTACTTAAAGGAAAGGATGTTTGGGATTACTTTAAAAGTAGAAACGAACTTAAGCATCAGGTAATAACAAAGTAATTACAATTTACGAAGATCAAATCAACGAACTTAAAAAGAGAATAGAATTATTGGAGCAACGTATTGAAATGTTAATTGAAAAACTACAAAGTAAGATAACCAAAAGTCGAGGAAAAAAAGAATGAAAAATTTTATAAAACAAATATTAGCAGATGAAACAGGAACGATTTCGAGTAAACGAGTATGTGGTCTTATATGTACTATTATGCTATGCAGTACTCTTTTTGCTAATCAGTTTACACCTGAACACATAAAGCCTTCAGATACCTTAGTTGAATGTGTAACAGCATTAGCTTTTGGTTGTTTAGGATTAACTACTATTGATAAATTTAGTACAAGAAAATAATTGTCATGTACAATAAATCGGTAATTTTGTGCATAATAACATTATGTGTTCATTTATTAATTGTTTGGTTTCTTTATTCTCCTTACAACGAACTTGGAATAATACAAGGATATAGAATAGAAATTGATAATTTGAATAAAGTTAATGATAGCTTATATTCCGATATAAAAAAGAATAAAATTATTATTGATAAATACACTCAGGAGCTAAACGTATTGGAGAATAAAAAACAAACTGTAATAATAAAATATAAAACCAAAGTAAATGAAATTGATACGCTTAATAATAATAACCTTGTTGCTGAATTTGACAGCATATTCTCAAAGTTTAATTATAAATAATAAAGATACTTTAATTTGTTTTAGTTCCGATAAAGCTAAATTCTTAGCAAAACAATATTATAAAGCTGAAGCATATTACTTAGCAGATTCATTATGCCAGCAACAACTAATTTTCAAAGGTAACCAGGTTAATTTATATAAAAAAAATGAAGATAAGTTACAAACTATTATCGGAAATCAAGTAACTATAATCAAGTATAAAGACGAAGAAAACAAATCATTAACCATTCAAATAAAAGGGTTAAACCTAGAGGTAAAGAAACAAAAGCGTTTAAAAGGCATCAGTATTATTTTCGGAGTATCTTGTTTAGTGTTTGCTTTAGTCAAGTAAACGTTCTTTTAACATTCCCTCAATAAGAATAAGATAATTAATAGCATCACCTATTTTCTCTTCAATATATTTATCGGTATAATTTACAGCTCCATTATCAACAGCATCCAAAGTATCTTTAATGGATTGAAAGTGTTTAACAGCAAACTCCCAAGCTATTTTCTCTGGGCATGTATGAAAGCTTATACCTACTGACCGTTTAAAATTATGAAACTTATCGGAATCGGTTGAATATTCTTTGCCTTTCGATAACATAATTAACTTAATCAAATCAATTCTTTTTTCAATTACTTTGTTAAAATCGGTTACATTCATTTGAATCCTTTATTTTCTATTAAATAATCATACAACTTTTTTACATTTTTATATTCTTCGTTTAGATCGGGTGTTCCATACATACCATTCATTTCGTATAAATAATAACATAAATGATAATCTCCATTTTCGGTTAATACTTCAGTCCAAAGTAAATCATTTGCTCTTGTAATTTCATCAAAGGTTTCTAATAAATCAATTTTTAAAGCATAAAGTTCATCTGATCTTTTATTGTGAGCTATTTGCAAATCAATAATTTGTTTAAATTTTTCGTAATTCATATTTTTATTGTTGGTTAGTTTCTACATTAAGTTAGTTTTTGTGGATAATACTACTTACTTCCATCTTGTAATTGCATATCATTATTGTTATCTATTTTTCTATATCCTTCCGACCATAAAGTTTTAGTTAATATTACGCTGAGTTTTACAATATCATCTTCTTCCAGTTCAGGAAGTAGTATATGTAAACTTTCATGAGTTAATATCTCCAGGTGCTTTTTACCTTTCAATCTAATATCAAGTTCGATAAGATTAAGTCCGCAATGAGCCAGTCCCCAAATATTTTCTCTGCCTAATTTTAAATATTTAACTTTAATTTTTTTATTCATATTATAAATTTAAAGATATGTTCTATTATTGGTAAAGTCCATCCATCGCCAAGTAATGAAGCTGCGTGATTTCTTGTAAGTATATCGCAATAATTATCGGGAAACCCTTGTAATCTACATAATTCTATTTTATTTAACGTTCGTAACTTAACACCATTATAAGAATATAAAGGTTCATTTACTTTTGTTAAACAAGGTGATTTACCTTTTGTAATTCTGCCTCTGCGAGTTATTGAAGTTGGAAAAGCAAGATTTAAACAATCATTTTCTGTAATAACATCATAACCTTTTAGAGTATTTGTTTTTATTCTTAATTCATTATTTTCTAAATAAATAATATTTGGTATTTGCTTATTTTTTTTTAATCTACTATTTATATAAATTTCTTGCTTTTTTTCATCATTAATTAAATGTTTATAATCAGAAGCTAATAAACTACCAGCTTTTTTTCTATCAGTATAACCATCAATTAAAATATCCTTAAACATTATTTTTCTATCAGTTGGCTCTGGAATATCAACAACAGTATCAAACATTGTTTGTTTAGTTCTTATGTTAGTCCAATAATATCTATCACGCAATGCAGCAACAACTAATTTAGAATTAATTCTAACAGGATAAACTCCTAATGCTCTTGACATAATTCCTACATCTAACTTACTTGCACTTCCTACATTTTCTTGTAAGAATAAAACTTTAGGATTTAATGATTTTATATGTTCTAAAATTTCTACAAACGTAAAAAATAAACTACTTTTTTTTCCATTAATTCCTGCTCGTTTTCCTGCAGCGGATAAATCTTGACAAGGTGATCCACTTAAAACTAAATCAATAGTTTTCCAATCGATATCCCACTCTTTCCACTTTGTAACATCACCTACTTGAATAGTATCAGGAAAATGATGTTGTGTTAATTCTATTGCATAAGGTTTAATCTCACTTGAATAATATTTATCAACTTTGATACCTACATTCTCTAAAGCTTGTCGGCCTGTATTCATTCCATTAAATAAACTAACTACATTCATATCAATAAAAGTTTGTACAGTTGCCGTTAAAGTTAACAATTATATCGCTTAATGCTCCATTCCTATGTTTAGCAACTATCAATTCTGCCTTACCAATAGTTGAATTACCAGCTCCATCATCCATTATGCCATAATACTCAGGTCGATAAATAAACATAACCATATCAGCATCCTGTTCAATAGCTCCTGAATCTCTCAAATGTGATAGCATTGGTCGTTTATCATTTAGCTTCTCAACTTCCCTACTTAACTGGCTTAATAATATAATCGGTATGTTTAGTTCTTTTGCAAGTCCTTTTAAAGCTCCTGATATTTCCGCAACTTGATCGTTTGTACTTTTGTTATTATTACCTTTGTCAATAAGTCCAATGTAGTCAATAACTATCATGCTTATATCTTTATCACGTTTTAATTTACGTGCCTTTACTTTTATAAAATTTATACTAATACCGCTTTTATCTTCGATGAATAATTGTGAGTTCGATAACTTAAAGGTTTCGTTTTTATAAAGTTCACGTTCATAAGGATTCATTTTTTCTTTTAAAAATTTGTAAAGTGGAATGCTGGTAATTTGTGAACACATCCTTGCATATAGTTGAAGTTTTGACATTTCTAAACTAAACACTAAAACCGATTTATTTTGATTTAATACTGAATTAACAAATTTAAGCATTAAGGATGTTTTGCCCATTCCAGGTCTTGCTGCTAATATAATTAAATCACTATTCTGCCAACCCGAAGTAAGTTTATTAAGTTCGATAAAGCCAGTATCACAACCGATCAACTCCCCATCCATTAACTTATCAATTTTTTCTAAATGCTGGTCCATTTCAATAGCACAATCTAAAGCGGTAAAAGTTTTGCTAATAGAAATCTTGTTAAATATATCGTTTGTGTTCTTTTCGTTATCGGCTAAAAGTTCAAATACATCTGATGTTGATTCTTGGGTTTTTTCTAGGAGTTCATTTAGCTTATACATCATTTTTCTTTTAATATAAAACTCACTAAGAATAAGTATTTTCTCATCGAACCTATTTAGGATAGCATCATTAGTAAGCAAGGATAGGTCGTAAAAGCTAATAGGATTGATTTTAAGCGTACTTTCTAACTCGTTTGATACATTTATAAGGTCAATATTTTTGGATGCGTTATTTAAGCTTAAAATAGCTTTTGCAATTAATTGGTTTTTTTCATCGTAAAATAATTCCTCGTGAAATAGTTCCTGAATATATTTAAATTCACTTGAATTAATTAATAATCCTCCGAGGAATTGACCTTCTAATTTTGTATTTGCTGGAATCATTTGAAGCTTGTTTTTAGTTTTAAGTTATTAGAATTGTTTTTATTGGCCCAGTTCTTAAAATGGTTGCAAAATTCGTTAAAATTAAGATAATCAATTTTAGAAGTTTTTTTAAAGTCTGCAATTTTTAAAGTTAATTTATCTTTTGGAATATTTAAAGCAATAGCAATTAATTCAAAATTAGTTGAGGTTGGTAATTCTTTAAAATAATTATTAATATCTTTTACATTAACATTTACTTTATCATTTACTTTTACATTATCATTTACATTATCATTAACAGTTATGTTTGTTATGGTTTGTAATGGTTTGTTATCATTTGTTATACTTTGCCATCTTTTCTCCATTCCAATTTTACCAGCTTTGCTTCTTATTTCTTTGATTTCATTGAACTTAGCCAAGTCTCTTTTAAGTTGTTGTTTTATCGGAATGAAAGCTAAATTAATTATTAAATCTTGAGTTATTGGATTTTCATCATTAACATACGAAAAAATAAACTTAATTAATTCTCCAGCTTTATCATTTGTTAATTGGTCGAATAATGCTTTTTGGTCAGCATATAAAATAAAACCTTTTTTGTTGATTGCCATATTAAATAAAAAAACCTTATATCCCTTTCGTGTAGTGGCACTACTCAGGAAATAAGGCAATATTTTTTGATTGTTAAAAAGCTCCACTAAGCTATAACTATTGCAAATATACTATAAAATTATTTCATAACCTAAATTAATTATAGTATTTTTTTTAAAGTACCAAAATACAACGTATTGCTGCTTAAGGTTATCGAATGCTAATATCGGGTTACTTCCTTTTATCTGATGAACCATAAAGTATTCTTTGAGTGCGTGTCTTAATCCTGTCATAAGTTAGTGTTTAAATTAGGTTTTAATGTTGTGTTAAAATTAGGTTTTAATATATTTTACCGTTAATAATTTTTAGATTGTAAAAAGTATAATTACCTGTTTTAATTTCTAATTCACAGTAGGCGAAGCCAGTATTCCATTTGTTGATAGGCATATAGTAAGGAGTTTTACCACACAAACAACCAACTGAATGAACGCTGAATACATCTCCATACATAGAAGCTTCAGTATTACTTGATGTTTTATGATAATGACCTACTACCACATTCTCTAAAGTTTTTAAAAAAGTACCTCGAGCTGGATTAACTCCACCGCTTCCACCAAACAATTCATGTCCATGTAATACAGTTAGTTTACCGATACGAATAGGTCTTTTATCTTTTACAATCTCTATTTTTAACTCACCTAATTTTAATCTATTTTCTAATTTAAACTCAGGATCATCAAAAATTTCAGGTGCTTTTAAAAATAACCATTTCTCCCAGCGTTCATCGTGATTGCCTAACTTAAAAACTATCTTTGCTTTTGGGAAGTGTTCACGTAATGAATTTAAAAAGATACGTACAGCTTCAAATTCTTCATGTACTTTACGTTGTCTCCAATCGGGTTGATGTCTGCTAATCCCGGCAAAATCCAAAATGTCCCCATTGATTAAAATACAATTTACTTTTTTTTCCTTGCCATAATTTATTGCTTTTTGAATAGCTTCATTATCTTGATAAGGTATGTGTAAATCTGAAATAATTAATGTTTTTGATTGCGAAATAATATAAGGTTCAAAGCCATCCGCATAGGATTCAGGCATTACAAATTCAATGTTTTGATCTAAGAACTCTCTACTTGCTAATTGTGATTTATTTTTTTCACCTTTTTGTCCACGATAATATCTTAAACAACTTCTAACAGCATCAACACTAGTAAACTGTTTATTGTTTTCTGCATAGATTTTTTTAGCCAAAGTCAAAGATGGGAGCTTCGGGAACTTAGTCAGATAGG